TTATTATATTCTTTTTCAAATTCTTTCTTGACATTTTTTAATATGGCGTCATCTGTTTTAGTGTATGATGTTTGGGGGAGAGTAGTATTAAATGCTTGTTCTATTTCATTAGATGAAAATTTAAATTCTTTAGCAAATGTAGATTTAAATTTATCTCCATCTTTAGCTACTAAATCTGCTAAATATTTTTCTAAACTATCTTTACCTCCTTGAACTGCTTTATTAAAAGCCTCTACTTCTTTTTCATATCCAGGAACTATGTTTTGCACTAGAACAAATTTATCTCCTAATGATTTTTTATAGTCAGCTATATTACCATAAACACTATTCCAAGTTTTAATAACAGCATCTAATGGTAGTTTTCTATCACGTTTAGCATTTTGTAAAATAGAGATAATGGGGTGAGTATAAACCATAACCATAAACTTATCATAGTCTGGTAGTTGGGATAAAGTGTTTTTCACATTAGCTCCTGTAGTGTCCCAAATAATGTTTTCTTTTTCGTCTTGAGTAGATTGAAATACATCTCTAAATTTACCCATAGCTTGACCTAATGACATGTCTTCTTTTTCAACATAAACATCAGGATTCATATACTTAAATTTAGTTGAGGAACCTTTAGGAGTAAATACTCCAGTTTTCTCATCTAAATCACCTAATAGATTTTTAATAGTATATGACTTACCAGCTCCAGCTCCACCAGCTAATATAATGGCTTTAGGATCATCTACTGCTTCTTTTAATAATTGTACTAAACTTATCATACTATTGGTTTTCCCATTAATGATTTAGTAAATACTTCTCCACCAATTGATCTTTTATATTCACCATTACCTAACCATTCAATGTTTTTTCCTTTAAGTACCTTACGTACTAATTCTTCATCGTTAACTGGTTCTACACCTTTAGCTTTGAATATATCTTTTATTTTACCTGATACCTCTACAAAATAACCTCCAGATTTTAATTGGTTAGCTTTATAATTTATTACACTGGATTTAGCGGTACTAGAACCATCATGTCCCGTGGCCACAAATTTCTTTCCTGCAACTTTTGGTTTAGCAGCAGATAATGCATCTATTTCGGGGTCGTCATCTAAATCTACTACTTCATATTCAGCTTCTGCTTCTCTACCAGTTACATCACTAGGTGATTTATAGTTAGGATGACCTCCTATTGGGGCATAAGCGTTATCAATTAATTTAAAAATTTCCTCACTGTAATCTTTTAATTCAGAAGCAGGAATAGTAACCCATGTTCCTTTAGGTATATTTATTTCCTTTAAAAGGTCTACTAATGAAATCATTTATTTTATTATAAATATTAGATTTCCCTTTTAACTTGCGTTCTAAATTCAGTAAATATAGGGGCACTTTTAGGGTTTTCTAAATCAAATAATTTTCTTACGGTTTTGAATATATCTAAGTTTTCTTCTTGGGTGCGTTTTGATTCATATATTTCCCATTTTTCACCTTTAAGTCTTTCACCCTTTTTATCAGGTCCTCTACTTTTAGATTTAAGCCATAATACACCATAACGATCTGCTTTCTTACCAAAACATTCTTCATAACATTTTCCATAAACTGCTGTTTGTAAATCGTATGTTGTTTGTAAATGATTACTTGTTTTTAGATCTATAATCCATAACTCACCATCTATTTCACAAACTAAATCACAAGTACCTGCTACTTTAAGTTCATCTGAGAATAAATGTACTTCTGTTTCGATTAATGTTGGTTTAACAGTTTCCCAAAAATCAACAAAACGTAAAAACATCTGCCATACATTAGGATCATACATTGGGCGACCATGAGGACCTAAAAATGATAATTCTTCACCTAATAAATACTTTTCACATAGTTCATGTACTAATGTACCTTCATCTGCTGCTTTTTTAACTATATAGTCAGCACTATGTCCTACCTTTTTTAACCAGTCTTCAAAAAACTTACCTTTAGGGTAATAACCTAAAACATAAGTTACAGATGGATAATATTCACCATTTCTTTGATAATATCTAGAATCTGGTAGGGTTATTTGTTTAGCATCATCTGATACTTTTAGAATGCGATTGTATGAGGTTTTAATAATCTTTTCACTCATAAAAGAGATAATTTTTTCTCCATTAGGGTATACTCATTTAAAGGAGAAGTGTTTTGGATTAAATTCGTAAACTGAGCAAATCCCATTTCACTAGGGTCTTTATCTTGAAGGTCTACAAAATAAACTTCTTTACCTTCATTTATTAGATATTCAGCATGTTTTAAAGCTAATTTTAAAGCATCACTATCTAGTGCAATATATATTTTTTTAACCTTTGAGGTTACTATTTTTTTCATTAAACTATTATTAATACTATTACCCATTAAAGGTATAACATTGCGTTTAATAGCAATAGCATCAAATGGACCCTCACATAATACTATAGGTAAATCCCAATTAATAAACAATTCAAAAGGAATTATATCCCTAGATGTATCTGGGTTTTTGTATTTATTGTAGGGGTTAATTTCAAATGATCTGGCTGTAAAATAATTTAATTCTCCATTTTTACTGTATGAAGGGATAATAATATGATTTTTGTAGTCTCCATATGAACAATAACCTATATTATATTTTTTTATATCACTTAATGTAATATTTCTATTTTTTAAGTATTGTAATGCTCTTCTACCTTCAATATTAGATTTAGTAATATTACCAAATGTTTTAAATTCTTCAGGTAATTTTAACTCTTTATATTCAATAGTTACTTCACGTTCAGTTTCTGCACCTATGAGTTTAAATAAACTATCAAATACTTCTTTTTTAGCCTTAACTTTTTTAAATAAAGTAGATATTCTACTACCTTTTTTATTGCAAACCCAGCAGTGCCAAGGATTATAACCTTTTTTATTTTCAGAAAAGTTAATTTCAAGTTTCTTTTTATGGTGGTTACAGTAGGGACAGCTATATGCTATATTACCCCTAGCAGTTCGTTTCCCACTACCTAAAACTTTATTTACTAGATTTACTAATAATTCATTAACCATAAAAACCAATATACAAAAAAAGCTTGACATTGCCAAGCTTGATTATTCTAAGTCTTTTGTATAAAATTTACCTAAAATATTATCATTAAAATAATTATCGGGGAATTCAAGTACTTGTAACATAAATAAGTACTTTGTTTCATAATATGTTAATAATTTTTTACTATTACACACTTGAAGTATCTCTCTTTCAAAATCTTCATAAGGTTCATTTTTAGATAATTCAATTAATTCTTTATTTGAACCCCAATATACTTTCCAATTAGATTCAGTAATTACCTTTTTTTTAGTAGGCAATCTACCAGGTGTTCCCTTACGTTCTTCTTTAAGTATTTCTAATTCTTTTTTACCCAGTTTTTTATTACGTTCATAATATAAAACCTTTTTACCTATATAAGATTTATTAGTAGGTTTATGGGTTATTCTATAGACAAAACCATAAGTGTTTTCTGAGAATTGAGATATATTATTTATATTCTCATTATTATATACCCAATACATTATACGTCGAAATTTACGTAAATGGTAGTATCTGTAAATTGAGATACAGGTAGAGGAAAGGATAATTTACCTACTGCTAATAACTGTTTAGCTTGATTATATAAACCTACACTGGTAACATATGGTTCAAAAAATGATGCAGTAACAAAATCATAATATTGAGTGTTATCTATTGAATCTGATGATGTTAATAAGGTAGGATTCATAGATAGTCCAAATTCATTTTCTAATATAGTACATTTATATTGTTGTTCATATATAGTTAAAGATGAACTAAATGACATTGTTAAGTTTTGAAGTGTTGATGAGAGGCCATTAATCTCATTAGCTATGGATTGAAGATTTTTAGAACCTGTTGTTAATACAGCAATACCATGAGAATAAAATATTTGTCCTACTACTTCAGACCCACTAATTATATTTCCATCACCATCATCTGTTAAATTAAATATTCTTGGGTCTGAGGGGAGAGAAACACCGGTGTAATTTAATTCAAATGTATTAGGGATTATTTTTTCTCCATATAATTTAGTAGGGATAGAGAATACAGAAATATAACTATTACTAGCTGTAGGCCAATATCTTTGTTGTAATAAAGTTGATTGGAGATAATTATCGTATAAAGGTGCCTGGATGTTGCCTTGTAATACATTATCTTCTGTTGTAACTCCAGGTATTAAACTACCTGTATTAGCTTCATCTCCTCTACTAGAAGATAGATAATTTGAGTAGTATAATTGTTTAGTACTATTATATATAGAATTAACTGAAGATGAGTATACAAACCCTGTTTGAACATTTAAAGAAGAAGTATAGTCTACATTTCTTCCAGAGAAAATATTAATCCCTACACTTGAACCAGTAATGTTATCTCCTGTAAAGGAAAAACCTTTATCAGCTAAAAAGGGAGTTATAGTGACATCTTTGGTTGTAAATTGTTTCCAAGCACCCATCCATTAGAAGTCTAATTTGATCCTTATTAGTAATTCTTTAGTGAAATCTTTCAACAATGGTCTAGATAATTTAGCTACTGCTACTAATTCTTGATTAGTATTATATAAACCAACTGTTGTAATATATACTTGAGGATCGTTAATAAATGAATCATATAGTACTGAACCATCTGATCCTGAAATAAATGATGGATTTGTTGAGTAGTTAAAGTTTTGATTTCTAGCTCTTACAAATATAAAGTCAGATGATAATTGTTCATTTGAGTTTAATGTCCACCCGGCATTAGAAGCTGCTTCCCCACCTAAATTTAGGGCATCAAATAGTTTTACAGGGTTATTATCTTCGGTATTTGAATTTCTAAGAGTACCTAAACTGATACCACCATCCGCAAATACTCCATCTAAAGCAGGACCATTTAATAATAATGTACCTATTTCAGGTAAGAACCAACCATATGATCCAGAATTAGCAGTCCAACCATTAGTATTAACCCCAGTATAAACTGTACCAGCAGAACCTGATACTAAATTATAAGCTCTACCTGCTTCATAAAATGTAGCAGCTCCACCTAATTTGCTATCATCAGTTAAAAATAATTCTCCACCAGAACCTGATAAACAAAGTGTCATAGTTCCAGCTAATAATTCTTCTTTATATCCTGATCTTTCTATTGGTAAAGCATAAAAATAAGATGCTGATTGGTTTCCAAAAATAAAAGCATTTTCTTCATCTCCTAAAACTAAAGACCTATATTGACCATAATTAGTTCTAGTAGGAGATAACCCATCTACATTCGTATTATATAATACACTACCACTTCCTTGTTCATCACAATATGCTACTGCAAATTGAACAGATCCTGTAGTATTTGAATCAGCATATATGTTGTAGTAAAATTGTCCGGTTGTAGAATCAACTTGGACTGACTTTGTAAAGTAACTTGTTAAAGTTGGGGAATTATTTTCCCAAACAGTACTAGTTACATTTTCTGTACTTATTATTAAATCTCCAGAATCTAAAGGAGCAAATGTAGCTATTTGGTTTTGAATATCAGCCATTTTTATTTAATTATACTTTTGTAATTTGAATAGGTACCTGCACTCTTGCTCCTGAATCTCTACCAATAATTGTTAATGTACTATATAAAATAGTTGTAGAATTTCCACTCTGACCATATAGTGTGTTAACCCCAGTTGCTGTTAATACACAACTAGTTCCAATTACTGTTCTAGATACATTAGTACCATTTGTTTGCATAGATTCAGCATTTAAGGATTGTTCAGCTTCTGTTCCTAATCCTTGACCTAATACTCCATTTTGTTGAGCAAATTGTCTAACATCACTTACAGTAAATATATATCCTGAATTTTCTACTGTACTATTATTACCTAAATAATTTAAGGTTTGAGGGGTAACAGTATATGTAGCAGTTTGTTTAAGTTTAATAACTGTAACCCCAGCAGTAACTACAGGCATTTTAGCTGTGTTTCTAGGTAAAGTTACCAACTTATATTTCATCATTTGAGTTTCATCAGGGAATGCTTCCAATAAAGGCATATTTTGGATAGCTTCACCATAATATTGTGAACCTGATGGATTTGTTGGGTTATATAGAGTATAGTCAATTTCATCATCAGATAAAGCAAATGATGAGATATTGAAAGATCCATCTCCTTTTGCTAACAATTCACGCCCTTTTGTAGTTAAAATGGCATCTACTGTTACTACATTATTATTAAGATATCCCATTTAGTTTTTTATTTTGGTTATAAATATATAATTTTTTTATCTTCAATCCAAGTTTAAATATAAATTTATGGAGTTTGATCATTTCTATCATCATCCTTAAAGGTATTTTTAGCATTTAATTGACTTATTAAAGATTGTACATTTTTCTTTTGAATTGGTGTCATATCATTAGGAACTAAAAATCCTGATGGTGTTAGGGTTTTAACTCCATTTGATCCTGTTGGAGGGTTTTGGTATATTATAACTCTATCATCAGCATTTACCCTTCTTCTAATAGTGAAATTGTAAATCTTACCATTTAAAATTGGATTATCTAAAGTTGAAGGATCAGGATATACTTCGATTCTATTAAATACTCTTGAACCTGTTATAGGTAAAATAGAACCTGTAATATCTGCATATCCTATATCGGTGGTTGTTATATTGCCTCTATCCCCAGCATTGGTAACAGTAAAGTCTTGGGAAATAAATATTGGTGTGTTAAATGAACCTTTTTTAGGGGTTGCGGCATTATATGTTATTCTAATTTCATCTCCAGTTTCTATTAAGAAGGGTAAATCAAAATCTTCATATGATTCTAAACTAGAAGTAACAAAATCAAATACAAAATAATTATTATTACCATTAGGATCTATATATGATCCAGATGGTAAACCAGGAATTGAGCTTGTATTTTCTGCATAAAGTTGATTTTTTACCCATTTATTGTAACTATGCATTAGGGTTAATGAATTTCCATAATAGTCAAGTTCAAATTCTGCAGGTATTACTTTACCTAAACTTGCAGATATCATAAAACCACCACCTCCTAATTCTAGATAATTACTACCTGTTGTTAACCAACAATCTGTACCATTAAAATATGTTGGATCAGTAGAAGATGTTGGGTATGTACTTCTTTCTAACCAAGAACTTACAATTTCTCCATTTAATCCAAAAGTATTATTAGAAGGAATTGGTTCTATTATTATTTGGCTAGAAGTTACAAAACTACTTGTTGGAGTATAATTAGTTTTAGTTTGTTCCGTTGTTAGTATAGTATTATATTCTAAACTACCTTGGAATATTTGTTTTTTAGTTTGAGCTACAGAAGCATAGTTGATAGCTACATTTGATCCAGATGGGAATTTAGAAAATTGATTATATGAAACTAATACTTCTCTATCTGTTTCAAATGTACTTCTAACATTTGTTAGATTATCACCCTTCCCATCTACTTTAATGATTATAGGTAAGTCTGGAGCTTTATTTCCTGTAATGTCTTCTAAAGGAACCTGAATTAAAGAATCTATTTTAAATGTATAAGTATCCCATAATTCATAGTTTTCTTTTGATGTTTTAAAGTGAGCAAAATATATTGGGGCTTTATATACAGTACCAAGTGAAGTATTTGTAGACTTCATAGTACCAAAATTAGAGTCTCCTTCCCATATACTTCCACTTATTGTACTTCCTGATAATTCTCCTGTTAAATAAACAATATCACTTCCTGATGGGGTGAGTGTATTATAATTAGCTGTTTGTAATTTACTACCTAAATATCTAGGAGTAATTATAGATTTTTGAGTATAGAAACTATCTGGGATTAATGCTTTTTGAGCCGAACCTGATATAATTTGGTCTATATTAGAAGGAATAGGTCCATCATTATATTCTATTACTTGAACATAAGTGTTTTTAACACTTGATGTAGCATTATTAATTAATGGGTTATAAGGTGTATTGTAAAACTCATTATCTATAGGTAATTGTGGGAAGAAATTTAAATATTGTAAGGGTTGTGAGCCCGTAGGGAGATAAAGTCCATCTGAAGTTCCAGCGTTAGATCCACTTAAACCTCTACTATTAATAGCATCATATTCAAACCCAAATGAACTTAATGTAGGGTCGTTTACAGCTATATTAAAGGTATTATATGTAGTTAAACTTTGATCAAAAAGTGATCCACTTAACTCATTATTATCTTGGGGAACTGCAACACCTGAAGAGGATTCAAAAACTGTGAATTGGAATGCTGGATTGTTTGCTAATGTATTTTGGTTATTAATTACATTATTAAATTCATCATAATTTTTATCATTTAAAGTTAAACCATAAACCGCATAATGCCCAAAATCCCCATATGATCCTGTCCATGTTGTTCCTTGAAGGAATAAACTACCACTACCTATTGAAGGAGGATTAGCTGTTTGTTCTTTATACCAAGAACCACCCCAAGGTGTATCATTAGTACCAGCATTA